CCTTGGAAATGGCAGAAGAAGAGATTGCTAAAAGAATCGATGCTAATCTTTTGGACACAGATATGCATGTTCTTGAGCAGATGCCTCTTATGCAGTATGAGAGCAAGTTAGAAAATTTAAAGAAGACTTGCAGAGGAAAATTAATTATTAAAGAATATCCAACCGCTGCAGCAAACGTAACACATTTTAAGAATCTTCTTGAAGAACTAAAAATTAAAAAGAAGTTTATTCCAGATGTTATCTTTGTAGATTATTTGAACATTTGTTCTTGCGCAAGATTTAAATTGGGTAACGGAATGAATAGTTATACCTATGTCAAGGGAATCGCAGAAGAATTAAGAGGCTTGGCAAAGCAGTTTAACATTCCTCTTTGGACTGCGACACAGGTAAACCGCGAAGGTGCAAAGAGTAGTGACATGGAAATGACAGACACATCTGAAAGTTTTGGTCTACCACAAACTGCAGATTTCTTTTTTGCTCTAATTGAAAATGAAGAATTGGCTACGGCAAATCAGATTATGGTCAAGCAGTTGAAGAACCGAGGAAACGATCTTACAAAAAATAGAAAGTTTCTTCTAGGTGTCAATAAGTCTAAGATGAAATTTTTTGACGTTGATAATAGCAATAATAATTTGATTAACGCAAATAATACAGATGAAGAGGGATTTGGCTCCGGATCAGATGGTAAAGCATTCGATCCACAATTTGGAAAGAAGAAGAACAAGGCCATCAACTGGACCTTCGAAGGCGCTAAATAATGTTGTATATTGACAAGAAGTATGTGAATCTCCTCTCAGGTACACTTGAAAAGTTTAAGTGGAAAAAAGATTCACTAGCCACATGCAGATGTTTTAAGTGTGGCGACTCAAAGAAGAATAAGTCCAAGACAAGGGGATACTTTTTTGAGCATAAAGGAAATTATGTTTATAAATGTCACAACTGCGGCTTTGCTTGCAACTTATATTCTGTACTTGAAAGTATCAGCCCATCTCTTTGCAAAGAATATGCATTTGAAGTTTTTAAAGAAAAAAATCCAGAACCAATCTTCACACCAAAAGAAGAAAAACGTGTTCCAATATTCACTGACCTTGGAACGCGGCTTGACTTGCTGAATGAAGATCACAAGGCGGTACAATATGTTAAATCTAGACAAATACCGAAAGAAAAATATAGCAACTTTTATTACAGCAGTGATTTTAGTAAAATCATGCAATCTTTTGAAAGAACTGGATCTAAAGAAGCCAGACTCGTCATTCCGTTCTATGACGAGATGGGCTCACTTATTGGCGTACAAGGACGTATATTCGACCAAACAGAAAAGTATGCAAAAAGTAACAAAGAAAATGAAAAAATTCGCTACATTACTCTCAAAAAAGAAGGGCAAGAAAGGCTCTGGTACGGATTACAAGACGTAAATCCAAATGAAACAATTTACGTAACAGAGGGACCAATTGATTCAATGTTTATTCCAAACGCACTTGCAATGCAGGGTGCAGGATGGCTGGATAAACTTCCTGAAAAAATTGAAAAATCCAAAGTTGTTTTTATTTTTGATAATGAACCAAGAAACGCAGAAATAGTTTCTTTGATTGGTAAATATATTGATGCTGGCAGAAATGTTGTGATCTGGCCCGAAGAGATAAATAAAAAAGATATAAACGATATGATTCTTGCTTATGGATACAATACCACGATTAAACTTATTATTAATAATGTTTATTCTGGACTAAAAGCAAAAATGAAGTATACTTACTGGAAGAAGGTTTAAAATGAATAATGATAATGAAGATATATCTGATGAAGATATGGAAAAAGCAAGCCAAGCCTACCTAACATTTGTTTATAGATTTGGTGAATATGTAAAAGAGATGGACCCGCAGCTTTGGAATAAAGCAAGAGAATATGCTGCCGATTTTACAAAGATTCCCGGTGTAAAGGTTGAACTTGTAGATAATGATGAGGAAGAAAATGACAGAGATGCCGAACATAAAAATGGCGCAGACTAAGCATTTTGTTTTAGATCACGGACATGTTGATCTGGTTGACTATATGGGATCGGATCTCAGTGTCGTCAACGCCGCAAGAGTTTCCTTCAACAAGGAAAGTTATTGGGATTCAGAGAAAAACTGGACTGGCTATCAAGAACAGAAGTTGCTGGAAAAAGATACAAAACTTATTAAGTATCTTGCAAAGCACAATCACTTCACTCCTTTCTGTCATCCGCAGATTAGCTTACGCATCAAGTGCCCGATCTTTGTTCGTGCACAACTTGGCAAGCATCAGATTGGTCTTGTCATGAACGAGGTCAGTCGCAGATATGTCACGTTTGAACCGGAAGTCTATATTCCTATGTGGCGTGGCGCACCTACCGATGGTGCGAAGCAAGGAAGCAGCGGTGCGATTGAAGATATGGATCTCTGCATTAAGTTGCGACAGGAATACCAAGGTGTCGTCAACGAGTGTCTTGATCTTTACAATAAACTTTTGGCAGACGGTGTTGCTCCCGAGCAAGCCCGTTCAATCTTGCCACAAGGAACTTATACGGAATTTGTGTGGACTGGTTCTCTCTACGCATTTGCCCGCGTTTATAACTTGAGAATCGACAGTCACGCACAATGGGAAATTCAGGAATACGCAAAGGCAATTGACAAAATTATTGCTCCACTTTTCCCGGTTTCGTGGCAAACTCTAACATCTAAATAAAGACACCCACCAAAGGAGTCTCAAATATGGCAGAAATTTTATCACCATTTCAATCGTTTATTTTCATCTCTCGCTACTCTCGCTGGATGCCAGATTACAATCGGCGTGAATCCTGGGACGAATGCGTTGACCGCTGGTGGAAATACTTTACCGCTAAGGTTCCGCAACTCGCAGAGCGTCCTGACGTAAAAGAAGCAATTCTCAACCTTGAGGTATTGCCTTCCATGCGTAGCCTTATGACCGCTGGACCTGCATTGGATCACGACAACACTTGCCTATATAATTGCTCGTACTTGCCAATTGACAGTCTTGATTCATTTGCGGAGCTTTTTGTTGTTCTCATGAACGGCACTGGTGTTGGCTATTCGGTTGAACATCAATACACCGACAAGCTTCCACAGGTTGCAAACAAGATTGAAAAAGTTTTTAATATCACTTATGTTGTTGAAGACTCCAAGGAAGGTTGGGGCAATGCAGTCAAGTTCCTGATGGATCACCTCTATGCAGGTCGCCACGTTAAGTGGGATCTGTCAATGATCCGTCCAGCAGGTGCAAGACTAAAGACCTTTGGTGGTCGTGCAAGCGGTCCTGCTCCTCTTGACAATCTGTTCAAGTTCATCGTCAAGGTGTTCTACAATGCACAGGGACGCAGACTCACTGCTCTTGAATGCCATGACATCTGCTGTGCAATTGCAAACGCAGTAATCGTCGGTGGTGTTCGTCGCTCGGCCATGATCTCTCTCAGCGATCTTTCGGATCGTGAGATGGCTCTCCGCAAGAGCGGTGCATGGTGGGAGCAGGCTGGTTTCCGTTCCTACGCAAACAACTCTGCTGTCTACCGTGGTCGTCCTCCAATGGGACAATTCCTTGAGGAATGGACTTCACTATACAACAGCCATAGTGGTGAGCGTGGAATGATCAACCGCAAGGCATTGCAAGAACAAGCAGCTAAATGGGGTCGTGATGAGATCTGTGAGTATGGCACAAATCCATGCTCGGAGATCATTCTCAAGCCATTTGAGTTCTGCAATCTCTCAACAGTTGTCGTTCGTCCTGATGACACTGCTGCTTCCTTGAAAAAGAAGATCGAAATTGCCACTATCATTGGTACGGTTCAATCTACTTTCACTAACTTCCCATACCTTCGTCCCGAGTGGAAGAAGAACTGCGAAGAGGAGCGTCTGCTAGGTGTCAGCATGACCGGAATTTATGATAATAAATTGACCAGCGGTCTTGAGGGTAAGCCAAAGTTGGTGCGTCTACTTGAAACCCTCCGCGACCATGCAACGGCAACGAACATGAAGTGGGCAGAGAAGCTTGGTATCAATCCAAGCAAGTCCATTACATGCATCAAGCCAGAGGGCACGACTTCGTGCTTGGTCGATTCGGCATCGGGTCTGCACCCACGTTATGCGGAACACTATTACCGTAGAATTCGCATTGACAAGAAGGACCCGATTTACAATCTCATGAAGGATCAAGGCGTTCCTTGCGAAGATGATGTGATTAATCCTAATAACACAGCGGTCTTCACGTTTGCCATGAAGGCCCCAAGAGGCACAATCACCACGGAAGATCTCCGTGCATTGGATCACTTGGATCTCTGGAAGACTTATCAGGAACATTACTGTCACCACAAGCCATCAATCACCGTCAACTATAAGGACTCCGAGTTCCTTGAGGTCGGTAACTGGCTCTGGGAAAACTTCGATGTCGCAACAGGCATCTCGTTCCTTCCCGGTGGCGACAATCACACATACGCTCAGGCTCCATTTGAGCAAATTGATTCTGCAACATATGCAGCGCATCCGAAAGTTAAAGTTAACTTCAAGGAGCTCTCTAAATATGAAGCAGAAGACAATACTGAGTCGGCAAAGGAATTTGCCTGCAGTGCTGGAGGTTGCCAGATAGTCTGATCCTCAATCCTCTGTAGCTCAGTCGGTAGAGCGGGAAGCTGTTAACTTCCATGTCACTGGTTCGATTCCAGTCGGAGGAGCATATATAACCCCCTAGGAGCAATCCTGGGGGGTTATAAATATTAGTATGCTAAGATTTAAACAATTTTTACTTGAAGCGCCCTCTATAGAGAATCAATTATCTGCTATAAAAAGTTATGAAAATAGAATAAGACAACAAAATAAACTTGGTTTGTACGGAGTACATAATCCGGTAACAAACTCTATGTCTCCAGGATTGTGGTCTGATTTTACAGTATCTTCTAAAGATAATACAGTTTCTTCTCCTATTTCTGTAATTTCAGGAGGAAACAATCCTGAATATGCTGGGTTTTATGCTCCCGGGTCAAAAACAGCTCAATTGTTTAATATCAAAAATCCTACTAAAGATTTAGAACCAGAAAGTACTGTTTTCAGACATGAAATGGCCCACGCTTATCAAGATTTAGCCCAAATAGCCCAAAATAAAAAACC